CAGTCTATAATCCAGTTAATTGTTGCTGACATTTAGATACCTACTTTCTGTTTAAGTTGATTTACTTCTGCTTTTAAATCTTGAATTTCTTTTATCATCATTGGCACAAGTTTAGAATAATCCACGCCCATCATTTCTTCAGGGTTTGTTGGTTGGTGTACAGCGTATGGTGCTACTTCTACTAACTCTTGTGCGACCATACCGTATTCTTGATGTGAGCCGTCTGCTATCCAATCAAAACTACGAACCTTGATTTGGTCGATGTTGCCTTGTGGTGCGTCTACAATATTAGTTTTTAAACGTTGGTCAGATGATGTATTGTATAAAACACCTGTTGTACCATTTTGTGTAATAGAGCCAATGCCACCACCAGCGTAGCCAAAGGCAGCGTAAGCTGTGCCTGTGACTGTTCCTGAAGTATGTCCAAGTCCCATTGTTCCACTTGGGAATAATTGCGCTCCATCACCGTTTCCTGAAGATGTTGTTTTACCCACCAACAAATTACCACTAGTGTCTAGTGTCATTGCTTGGGTAAATGTTATTGCGTTTCCTGCTGTACTTGATGGTGCTGTGTACCAAGCGTGAGAACCACCTATTTGTTGGTATTGTGTAGCATAACTAGAGCCTATGTAATACCATGTTCCATAATTGTAATAAGCATTTGAAGTAAGTCGTGTATCTCCGTTTGAATAAGCAGCTAATGATGATTGAGAATTAACTTGAACAAATGCAAATGTATTCCATCCTGTATTAGGAGATGAACCAACAGATAATGCTCCACTACCTATGCTATTAGAATATTGTAAATTACTACTAGAACTAAAAGCACTTGTACCATTGCCGTACGGGATGTATCCTGATGTTAATGTTGTTAAGCCTGTGCCACCGTAAGCAACACCAAGAGCATTTGTCAAATTAAGCGTATTAGCCGTTAAAGTAGTAAATGCACCTGTACTCGGAGTTGTAGCACCAATAGAAGTGCTATTAATCGTTGAGCTTGTAATCGTGGAATTAGTAATTGTGTCAGTAGAAATAGGTGGATTAAAGAAAACTCCTCCTGGTCCTACTAATCCTAAACAATTTCCATTAACATCAAATTCAGCTTGAACAGGAACGATGTTTTGTGTGCTTGTCGTTGCGACTTTATTTGAACTCATTATGATATTCCTTCGCCTGGAGTGATTTCTAAACTTGTTGCTGCACTTGCTATAAACCAAGCATTTGGAGGAATACTACTAAATACTCCTACACCATTTGCAGGTATAGATAGAACATTAGCGATTCCACTAGAAGTTGGAGTAGTAGCTACAGGGGTAACTGATGCGTCATTAGGCTCTTGTGGAGACCAACCAACTCGAACTAAACTACTTGTTAAATTAACAATACGATACCCTGATGGATATACATTGTTATTTGATTTTACTTGGACAGGACTTGTTCCTACTAAATAAGTCGGTCCAAATGGTCCAAATGCTGAGTTATAAGCCATGATTTCTCCTTAGACTGCTGTAGTAGGTAAAGGCAAGTTTTCACAACGAGTTATACAAAATACATAAGTGCCTGGAGCTGGTGTTACTGCTCCTGATGTACTATTTAAAAATGCAACAGTTAAAACACCGTTCGTTAATACATCACATTCAGCTCCTGTTACTCCTGCTGTTTGAGCACCTGCTAAACCCACATACTGAACGATGTCAGTTGTTAATAGTCCAGCAATATTAAATGTTTGAGCAGCTGTTGTGTAGGATGCTACTGAAACAGGGGTTAGATAAGGTCCAATGTAAGTTTGTGATAGAACATTACCACGAGAAATAGTTGTTGATGGCATAATATTTTCCTTTTAAAGGTTAATTCAATTATAGGTTTTTTAAGAAAAAAAGCCACACTTTTTGAGCATGGCTTTCTTTATTTACTTCTGTTGGTGATTAGCTTGATACGCTAAAGTCATAACCATATACATAAACGTCAAATGTTGCACCTGCTACTGCTGTTGTTAATGGTGCTGTTACGTTTAAATAAAGGTTTTGAACTGTAGTTGCTGTAGTTTGTGCTGAAGGAGCAACCAATGAAACACCTACTGTGGTGCTTAATTGTGATGCTGTTATTGCTCCATACAAACTTGAGCCACCACTTGTAGTCGCTACACCTAATGCTAAACCTGTAGGAGTTACTGAAACTCCAGCATTGTTTAGGTTAGTAACAATTAAGCTCTGTGGTAAAAATACAGAACTATTGTTTACTTGCATAGAATAATTAGCGATTGCGTTAGCGTTCACGTTCTTCAACGTTGCAATCAAACGTAATGACTGTGAAGTCGTTACATTCGATGGGTGGGTTGAATTGGTTACTGCTGGTCCTGGATTTGCCATGATATTTTCCTTTCGTTAATTAAGCTGCAACACGACAAGCGAGTTCAGGATAGAGAGGAGCCCAACCATACAATACGTCAACACGAGTCGGAATAGAATCATTGTTGATGGTGTATTGACGGACAACACGCATGGAAAGACCAATCTCTTTATCAGAAGCCCTGCCAGCGAAATGGACTCCCTCTGGCAATTCAAGGTCAGCCATCGCCATGGTAAATGCATTGCGGTGCATCACAATATTCTGTGGAGAAACAATACCATATCCACTTGTATTGTATTGCGATGCAAAGAATGTTACAGCAGCTGTTGATGATGTTGTAGGAATCGATACGTTTTGGAACTGACCACCTGAAATAACAGCAGGAGATACAGTAACTTGAACGCTTGAACCTGATGCTACAGAAACGGCACTCTTAACAACGAATGAACGTAGTTTGTTAGTTCCGTATGCTTGACGATTCTGTGGATTCACAGCATATACACCAGCAATTTGGAATGTATCGCCTGCATTTAAATTGATTGTGCCTGTGTTAGCAGCAGTCAAAGTAATGGTAGATTGTGATGCCCAACCTGTTGTCAAGAAACCTGAAGCTGTTGTTGTGTTAACAGAAGCTGTAACAGTAGAACTAGAGAAGTTACCAAAAGTT